GGTGACAGCGGAGCCGAGCGTAATCGTTCCCGTGCCGGTCGTGGCCGTGGACATCTTCGCTCGGTTATACAGTTTTGCCATGATGGATAGCCCGCTCTATTAGCCGTGCGTGATCGTCGCCGACGACAGGGTGATGAACTGGCCGGTCGAGATAGCCGTCGCGTTGATGATGATGTCCGTGCCGGAGGTGCCGACCGTCAGGCCCGAAACAATCACCGTGCCGGCGTTGTTGCGGATTTCGCCAACAGCCGCCGTTCCGGTGCCGGAAGCCGTAGCCGTCAGCGGGGTGCCGGAGATGGTGAACACAGCGCCGGCGACCGTGCCAGGCGTCGTGCCGAGAGCGAACGTCACCAGGACACCCGTAGAGCCAGAAAGCGCCGAGGTGCCGATGACGATCGAACCGGCGGTTGCCGTTCCGGTCGAAGATGCAGCAGTCTTGCCGGCGATTAAATCGGCGACCAGCTGCATGCGGTTAGTTTTAAGCGTGGCGGAATAAGTGACAGCCATTTCTGTGATCCTTAGAGCATGCCGACGATGTTCGTCGCCGTGGTTCCGGTCGCCTTGACCTGTTTGACGCGGATGTCGAGCTGGGTGCCGACCGGGACAGCGGTGAAGGTGACGGTGTCGCCGTTTTCAGTGACGACAGCCACGTTTCCAGCGCCGCCGATATAGAGGCGGGTAAAGACATTCGGGGCGGTGTCGGACGTCGTGACCGCCGCAGCGGTGTCAGGAACGAGAGACGATAATTGAACTGCAGGCATAGTATTTTCCTCAGAAGCTGCGGCGAGCCGCGACCAGTTTTGATTGCGGGCGATTTGCGCGATCGGCCTCGACCTCAATGTCGCGCAGGATTGTCTGATACATGCCGTCCCAGACGGCGATGCGCTGATCGTCCTTGAGGTAAGGAGCCGTGTGGACAAGCGCGCCGTAGAGGTAGAGATCGGGATAACGAGACAGAACCCAGTTGGTCGTCGTCGTGTTATTCAGCGGGTCGAGCTTGGCGTAATACCAAAGGTCGAGAAGATCAGGAGCCGCCTGTCCTGGCGCCGGCACCAGGCGGATCCGGTTGCCGATGATCGTGTAGTAAAGCGCGTTGCCGGTCGGGAGATAATACGGCGGCAGGATCGGCACCGGCGACTGCGACGGGTTCCATCCCTGCGACTGAACCGTCATCGACTGATCGGGCGTGATGTAGGCGATGAAATTATTCGTATCCTGCTCGGCGAGCTGGTAGGCCGAGATGAAATCGATCGGCAGCGGGACATAGTTGTCGATGACCGAAGCCTGGGCGCGCTTGATCATCATCGGGTGCTTTACCCGCGACATATCCCTCTGGATGCGCGTCGTTGCGAGAGACACAAAATCAGGGATCACCGACGTCAGATCCTTCCGGTTCATGGTATCTGCGAGCTTATTGCAGAGACCCTGGAAATCAGCAGTGAATGTCGGGTTCGCGAAGGTCGTCAAAGCGAAATATCCCTAGTCAGGAAGGGCCGACCTTCATTCATCAGCCACTGGAACAGGCGCTTTTTGTCCTGCCAGATGCCCTTTTTCATCAGGTCGGCTCTTATCAGCATCGGGACAGAAGCGATTTTGACGTCGTCGCCGAGCTTTTCGTGTTTGGAATGTTCCATGCGGCTTTCGTGCGCCGCCTTTAGGATGTGGCTGACATCCTGGGTGCTTTCGAGATGGACACCGCCGTCTTGCTCGATGACGAGACGCTGACGAACGCCATTTGCCGGGTCATAGTCGAAATTCTCGACGTCCAGCTTTCTGTAATTTTCGGCCATTGATCGCCCATAAAAAAAGGGGCCGCACTAGGCGACCCCTCAGATTGAAGATTTTACGCGACTTAGCTGTTCGAGATATTCGCGACAACGGCGTGAGCGTAGGGCGAATTTATCACAAGAGTGTATTCACAGAGCAGCTGCGAACGCTTTGCGTCACCCGTGCGGGCCAGTTCCGTGCGCTGGAACGGACGCAGATAGGCGACCTTGGCGTAATCAGGATCGACGAAATACGCGAATGCGCCGTTGCAGAACAGCGACGGGACGATGTCCAGCGAACCGAAATCCGACAGATACACGTCAGCCGAGCCAACAATGGTCGCCTGACCATTTTTGACTTCGGTATTAACGCGCGTCTGCGAGAGACCAGCGAAGCCGGAGACGCGGGCCTTATTGACCGGCGACACGAGCATCATCTTGGGTTCGCCACCCTTCTGATACATGTTGCGGATGGCGTCTTTCAGGTTGGTTTCCGTGAAAGCAGCCGAGCCGCTCGTCAGCGTCCAGGCGGTCGTCGGCGCGCCCGAAACCGTCGAAGCGCCGCCCGAATACGCCGGGCCAGTGACGGTGCCGACGACGATGCCGTTGCCGGCAGGCGTCTGAGCAGTCGTCTTGATCCACGTCGGGAAGCCGGCCAACTTGCGAGCCGTCGAGGCGTCGCCAGCGACCGCAGCCTGGTTCGACAGGAGGATCGTCTCCATGTCGCGCTTCAGCTCTTTGCCGTGCTTGGCGATGAGGTAAGCCTCAATCGTCTTCATGCCAGCCGCATCAACCGCGCCAGACGTGCCGGAGACGTTGAGCGTCTTCGTCGAGATCTGGGTGTAATTGCCGCAACGCGACGGGGCCACGAAAGCGGTGTCCGTGGCATCAGCGCCTTCGACAGCGGCGTTCGAGCCGTTGGCGTCAGCGAGGATATCGGTCTGCCACTCATGATAGGTGTTGTCCGCAGTCGTGCGACCAACATTGTTCATAAACGCCGTCTTAGTCGGCGAGATATTATAGATGATCAGCTTGTTATCGCCGGCCTGTTTATGACCGACCTCTGCATGTTTCCATGCAGCTCAGACTATTTCATCAGCTTGCGCTGTCGGGCGCTCGTGGACGGATTATTCTTTCGTCACCGTCTAGTCGTTGAACCTTCCGCCTGCCTTTTACATCAGGCGGCTTGGCTGCAGATTGCCTTCGGCTTATCCGGTCAGGGTTTCCTGCAGTTCACCCGATTTTACGAGGACTAAATCAATCCTCAAGATCTTCGCGGATCGACGAAGAGTAGTCATAACGGGTTACGGTAGCCATTGTTCTAGTCCATTAAAGGAGTGCGCGAATGGCCGCAGCGGCGTCTTCCACGCGGCCAGATTTAGCGAGACGATTGCGCGCAGCCTGCGCGTCGCGATTTACCTTCGGAGCAGATGTGCTTGGCGGTGTCGGTCTCAGAGCCTTCTCAGCCGGCGGCGCCGTTGGCTTGAACTTGCTTTTCTGCAGCTCGCGCCAGCGCATGCCGTCAGCAGCCATCGCAACAAGGCGGGCGTCGTAAGCCTGGTTGATCTCCTCATCGGAGAAACCGCGACTGACGAGATATTCCCGAACCTTGGGGCGATCGCGCTCATAGGCTTTGCGATCTTTCCACTCTGGGATTAACTCAGGGAGCTTCGCCCCGTTCTCTGCCACAAAGGCTTGGAGCCTACGTTGCTGCTCGACCTTGGTTTCTTGCTCCAGACGCTGCCTCTCAGAGGTCGCGGCCTGGAGATCACCCATTGCCTGCTCATATGCTTCTTTTTGACGAAGATACGCCGAGGGATCGATGTCGATCAGCGACTGATCGGGCGCAGACGGCATAGACGACTGCATCCGCTGGATTAGCGCCGGCAGCAGCTGTGAGTAGACCTCACGCTCCTGACGAGCAGCGTCCAGTTCTGTCGAAAATTGACGTTTCTCGGCGGCGAACTCTTGCTTGGCTCGCGTATAATCCTGCTGCCGCTGATAGCCGTTCAGAGCTTCTTTGAGCGAGACCTTCTCTTCCTTGCCGTTAATTTTAACGGTGTAGAGCGGGTCTGTCTCTTGGTCGCTTTCAGCTTCTTCATCGGGTTCGGGTTGAGCATCAGGCGCCTCGTCGTCCTCATCGGATGACGTCGTCTCTGGCGCGAGATCCTCGGGTTCAGCCTCTTCCGCCTGTTCAGCTTCCGGGGCCGGCTGTGCCGCCTCCTCTACCGGAACCGCTAACCGTTTCTCGGGCTTCTTACCCGACAGCAGCGCTTCGATTTTGGACGCAGCTTCCTCTACGGTGCCGGTGCTTTCGCTTGCCGGCGCCGTCTGAGTTCCATCAGACATCTATTTCTCTGGGTTGCTCAGCGAGCGGGCGTGCCTTGCGAGCGGGCGAGTTTTTCCCGCGTCTCGGCTTGTGCCTTGCTGAGTTTCGCGTCCTCA